GCACTATCAATATCTTTTGGTGCTTGAGGAACTAAAGCACTAGCACCCTCTGCTACCTTAAACTTACCGTTTTTGTCTAAAAAGATTTTATCTATTCTTGGTAAGTAATATTCTAAATCTGAAGTTATATCAGTACCGAACTTAGCAACATCTACAACTGAAGCGCCAGCACCATTATAATACTTATCTTGTTCACCTTTATTGATCGTAGAGTTATCATCAACTCTTGGTCTAAAGTCTAAACAATCTCTTAACTCAAATATGTCTCCTGTTGTATCGGAAGTATGAGAAGGAATATCTGCATAGTCAACAGCACCTGAATAACTATCTACAGTAAATACATCTCCTGAACCGTGAGAGAAGTAATCTACATTAATTTGAATTGAACCTGTTGGTGCTACTGCACCTGTTTTTAAAAATACTCTACCTATATCATAGAAGTTATCTCTTTGTCCATTATCTAAAGTAAATCTATCTGTAATATCAATTTCTCCTGAAGATGAGTAAGTACCAAAACCAGTTGCCATTTTAACAGAGTTTAATTTGTAAACATCGGCTACACTTAATCTCATACCACCTTGTTTATTAATATCTGCTAAACTAATTTGATTTCTTGTATAACCTGTAACTAAAGATTTTGTTTTTTCTTCTACAACTGATCTATTGATTGTTGCTAAGATTTTAATTTTATGTCCTGCAAAATTAGAACCAAAATCTAACGTTAAAGATTTACCTGATGGAGAACCACCTAATGTAAATATTGAATCACCCTCATGGTTTGATCCTGTTAAACTCATAAAGTCTCCTACTGCACCTGTTCCACCTGAACCGGTTGTCATAATTGAGACCGAAAAATCGTTTTCTGTTAGACTTGTAAATGTTTCATTTGTACCTGCTGAAATGGTTGCGTCACCATTTGATCCTAATGTTGTTGCAAAGTGTCTTCTAACTTTAAAGTTTGTATCACTAGCACCTGAATTAGCCGTTGTTTTTAATGTCTTAACATTTTCATAAGGTAACTTAAATACGTTTATGTTTTTATTTGAATCTGTAAGTTTACCTCTATTTCTGTTTGAATTGGATTTAGTTGATACATCTGAACCACCAACAGTAGTTGAGAATACTAAACTAGTATCCGAAATAATTGCTTCAACTATTTTATTAACTGTAGTACCTGCGTTTGTAGTAAATGATAATTTGTCATTAACTCTTAATTCTGTATTAAATTTAGTACCAAAACCAGTAACAGTATTACTACTGTTTGCAATTGATATTGTACCTGTAATTTGTAAACTTTCTCCGTATGTACTATCTAATTTAGTGTCTGCTGTGTATGTTGGAGATCCGTTCATACCAAGTTGTTTAGTAGATGAGAAATCAAACGAAGTAACACCTTTGAAACCTCTAGCGTTTGCTTGAATAGTGGCAGTGTTAGATGAAATAGCACCTGTTATAGTTTCGCCAGGTGTAAATGTTCCTGATACACTAGATAAAACAACAACCGATTGATCTGCTATACCACCACTTGTATATGAACTGAAAGAAGAACCGTTTACATCTAATTCAAAATTTGAAGCAGTTGGATTTTTTACTGTATATGTATTACCATTTAATTGTGTCATACCAACAACGGCAGAAATTGTAACTTGTTGTCCTTCTTTTAAAGTATTAGACGATGTTATTACAACAGGATTAGCTGCTGTTGCGCCTGTTATTGTGTGACTATTGTTTGTTGAAATATTTTCGTATGTACCTGTAGCAGCTGAAGTACTACCTGTAATTTTTTCACCGTTAGTAAACGATTGATTTTTTGCAACGTTGATATGTGTAAACATAACAAGGTCAAATAAGTAGTGTTTGAAAACCGAAGCGTTTGCACTAGAACTAGCAAAGAAACCTGAAGTTGATGAACCTGAAGCATATTCAAATCCTCTAGACTTAGCTCGGCCTATTGAATTTATACTAGAACCTGAACCAGTATTTTCTGTTCCTCTTGCTGATGTTTCTTTATTGTATAAACCAACTTTTTTGAAAGCTGCAACATCACCTGAAACAAATCCAACATCTGGAGAACCATATACATTATTAACATATACAAAGTTACCTATATCAAATCTAGTATTAGAATTATTTTGTGTATCAAATGATCTTGCTTTGTTTACGTCAACAAAACTAGTACCGATAGTTTCTATTTCAAAACCTCTAACATATGCTTTACCTGGTGCTAGACCAGCTGCAATTTTAGTTTCTAATCCACCATTTCCTGATGAATATATTCCTCTGTTAGTACCTGATATTAAATGTTCTCTTAAATCTAAATCAAAGTCTCTTACTGCATAGTCACCTGATTCATCAAACGTTCTTCTTGCTAATGTATCTTCTAATATAGCATATTCAGTTGTTCTAACTTGGTTTTGTATAAAACCTTTTTTTAATCTTAATAACTCTACGAAACTTGCGTCATCTGTAGCAGTTAAAGATTTTTTAGCTAATGTTAAATCTATTTTAAATCTGTGAGCGCCTGGAGCATTTGTATTTGAAACGCCTTGTGCATTATCATTTAAAGTTGCGTCATCGTTTTGTGTTACAAAACTTTCTGTTACTGTTAAACCTACTCTGTAAGAAGGAGTGTTTGTATACTTGTCTAGTATTAAAACTTGATCGTTTACTTTAATATAAAAACCATTTATGTAATAAACACCTTCTTTAATTGAAGCTGCACTACCAACTGCTGTAGAATCAACTACTGCTGAAACAGTTGTGCCTGTTCCGTCAATTGTAGTTACGGCTGAAATTGTTTCGTTGTCATCAAAGGCAGTTTTAGTATTGTCTGTACCTGAATTTATATATTTTACAAATAATGTGTTAGGGTCAGTTCCATCTGTTGCTACTTGATGTACAACTCTTGCCTGAACACCTGAAGAAGCGCCTGTTAATGTTAAACCTACAAAGTTTGATAGTGTAATACCAACTGAAGCTGAATCTGTAAATGAAGTTAATTTAACTGCGTAATAGTTTAAGTCGTAGCCAATATCACCAGGTATAACCATAGCGCCTTGTTCAAAGACATGGTCTGATAGTCTCTCAATCTGATTCTGTAGAATAGACTGTGACTGTGTTAACTCTCTACCTTGTACAGCAAATGCTGGTCTAAAAAGAACTCTATGAAACTTTTTTGTCTCATTAAAGTCATCGTAGTAAGGTGAAAGATTGAAGTCTGTTGGACTTGGCATAATATCTCCCTTTAAAACTCAATAACTAGTTTAATATTTTCTGTTTGGTCTGTTGCTCTTTGAATAGGTGCTCTGTTTTCTATGTACAATACATCGCCAGAGTCATGATCTATTTCAGAAGCAGAATACCCACTTGAAAATACAACATTGTTAACTGTTGCCGAAACTCCTGTGTCTGGTGTTCCTGTTGCTGAAGACGTTTGACCTGTGATTACGTGAGTACTAGAAATAGCTGTTAAGTTACCATTACTGTCAACGCCAGCGTCATTGTGTCTTGATTGAATGTAGTATAAAATTCTGTTTGTTGCGTCCCATTCTACAACTTTACCAACAGCGCCTGTAGTTGATTGATTTATTTCTTCATCAACTATAAAAGTACCTGGAGTTGGACTAGCTGCTAGTCTTACTGCTTTAGTACCTCTTAAAGTTGTAGTAGTTGCAGCTGAACCTGAAGCTTTTGGATCTCTGATTAAACAAATTTTTCTAAAGTCATTACCAGCGTGGAAATCTCCAGAGTTTGCTGCTTCTGATCCTTCTAAATTTACGTTTAACATTACAAAGAAACCACCTAATTCTTCTACTGAATTAAAACCATGACCGCCTTTTGGAGAAATAATCACGTCTAATTCTGCACCAACTAAACTTGTTGACCCAGCAGTTACTATTTCTGCATTTGAAACTGTACCAAAAGTATAACCTGATCCTACGTTAGTCATAACTACCGAAGTAATAGTACCACCTGATACTATAACATTAGCAGCTGCACTTGATCCGTCACCTTTGATTGTTACTGAATGAGAGCCATCTGCACCACCTGAACCGGCAGATTTAATTTTTATACAATCAATTGATCCGTCTATAGCAGCTGAACTAACAGTTGAGTTAGTTGAAAGTCCCATAAAGTCTGTTGATAAGAAATTTGATTGTTGAGCCGCTGACATAGTAGTCATATATTTCCATTTGTAACCATCAGCAGTTGTTATAACACTAGAACTTGTACCAGTTGGTTCTGTTGTAGAAGCAGTGTTACCATCGTTGTCAATACACTTGTAAACATTTCTGTCTGTAGTTAAAACATAAAAATTAGCGTCATGTAAAGTTGTTGCACCACCATTAGCAGTATTTCTTAAAGATGTACTACCTGTAATATATTCTCCATAGTCGTGTCTGTAAATATCGTATGTTGTTCCAGTTGCCCAATTTCTTCTTGGTACTGCAAAACTAATATCTGAACTTGTAATTTTTTTAGCAGCTAATAGATCATCAAAAGTATTGAACTCTGCAACAACAGTATCACCTGGTATAATTGGTGCTGAGTCTGTTCCTTCGTAATCTGTACGGCCATCACCTCTTGTAGATGTACCGAAAGCTTGTGGTCTTGCTAGACCTAGATAATAAACATTTGGAGAAGCTTCCGTAAAAGATTCGTGAAACTGTTCACTGTTGTTTATTCTGAATTTTGTTGTTATAATCGCTGGCATAATTGTTACTCCTATTTATAATACTTTCCTATGAAGTTGTTCCAATAATTGTTTTTAATGTAGTACCACTAGAATTTTTTACTAATAGACTTGACGTATTAGATAATGATCCCATAGTAATAGAACCACCAGTTATTGCAACTGCATTAGCATTTTGACCAGCCATAGTACCTATAACTCCTAAAGCTATATTTACAAATTGACTACCGTTCCACTGTAAAATGTCACCACTTGTAATACTTGATAAAGTGACATCTGACATTTCAGTTATTTCGTCATTTGCTGTAATATTTGAATCAACGTATTGTTTTGTTGCAATACCTAAATTTTTTGTTGGGTTACCAAATACTGTAACCTCACCTGTGCTATCTCCTTCTAACCAAGTTGTCAAAGTAGAACCATCTGATCCTGCAATTATCATTGATCTAGTTTCACCGGCAGTATTACCACCAGCATTTCCTATAATGACATTACCTGATCCAGTTTCTACAGTTTGACCTGCATTGTAACCTACAAAAGTATTGTGTTGTCCTGAAGATACTCTTAAACCTGCGTTTGCACCTATAACAGTATTTTTTTCTCCTGTTGCGTCTTTACCTGCTGAATGTCCTACGGCTGTACTTTTTCCTGTAGATGTAACTGATTGTAAAGCTGCAAAACCCACGGCAGTATTATCATCTCCTGAAGTAATTGATCTTAAAGATGTTTTACCAACGGCAACGTTTTCTTGTGCTGAACTCAAAGTACCTGTCACCGAGTGACCGATCATTATAGAGTTTGAAAAGTTTGTTCCTTCTTGTTTACCAGTAATTACACCAGCATTTAAATTAGTACCATCTCCGAAAGCAGTATAGATTTCGTTAAAGTTATCGTTGATTAAATCACCACCAGCTCTGATAGTAGAACCTGTGCCATCATTTGGAGTTGAACCGATTGCTATTGTTTGTTTTGTCATTTCTATCTCTATTTATAGTTATATTTATACAGTTGTTTTGTCAAATTTTTTGTTTGTTGAATCATATTTCAAAGTATTACCACTGAACGATTCTTCACCTGGGAACGTAATATCTGTTGGAAAAGCAAAGTTGGTCTTTAACATGAAACCAAAATCATCTTCGTCTGCGTTGGTTCCACTTATCATATTAAATATTGCTGTTGTGCCATCTAAACTTGATCTGGTACCAGTGACTTTTAATTCATTTAATCTATTGAAAGTATTACCAGTTGTACCATTAATACCACCTGATCTGTTACCTGTAACACCATATGCTGTATTTGCAAATCTATTAATTGATTTAAAACTAGGACCACAATATGCAAATCCTTGATTTATAGTCACGCCTGTTCCAACTTTTCTTCTTACTCTTAAATTCAATCTAACACTTATAGGAGCTCTTGTTAACATCACGTCTCTAGAGTTATTTGGATTAGGTTGTTGAGAAAATTCTGATCCTAATGAACCATCGTCAGCTGTTCCTGTTCTTCTACCAAATGAAGTTTGAAATATTAATTTCATTAAGTAGATTAGTGGTTCACCGATTGTACCAGTGTTTATTGCCTCTGCAACTTTAACCCTCAAATTTAATCTGTTTTCAATATCAACTTGTCCTGTAAAATAAAAACCAGAAGTATGCATTGTTTTTTTAAATGCGTCTCTCCATAAATTAATTGAGTTACCTACTTTTAATACATAAGAAAAATCTTGATAGTATAAACTATCTTGTACTTTCATAGTATTTTCTGAAACAAATCCTTTTTCATCAATAAATTTACCATCTGTATCTACAACAGAAACAACAGATACACTTGTTGTTGGTATATCTAATTTATTTAAAGTTGCACTACCACCACTTGCTGATAATGATTCATTTAGTTGAAAAGATCCTGAAACTGTTTTTAGTTTTAATAAATTAGTATTTGTATTCCAACTAGTAACAATACCCGTAGCACCCGATGTACCACCGGTTACAGTAGTATTAGTAGTAAACGAACCTGTCACACTTATTACAAATAAATTTTGTACAAATAATAATGTAGGTGATGGAGATTTTTCATACTCTATACCTAAATTTGATGTTTCTATTCCTAAAATTTTACCTATGTCTGTTCCATAAGATAATACTTTTGCACCTGTACCTCCAGTAGATGTTACTGTAACTGTAGGTAAAGATTTATATCCGTCACCACCACTTATTAAATAAATGTCTGTAATATCTCCTGTGCCTGTGTTAGTTTCTTGTACAAATTTGTCTCCCGAAATATGGTCACCGGAACATGTTTCATCTTCTAATATAATATGTTCAGTAGTATCTCCTGTAATACCACCATTTACAATTGTAACAACACCTGTGGCGCCTGCACCATTTGTATTAGTATTATTGAAACTTAAAGTATCTCCAATTACATATCCTGAACCACCTGCGTCTACAACTGTTTCAGTTACTTTACCTGAACCAACACTGTTGATTTGAAACGAAGCTTGTTGACCGCCACCTGAAACTGTAACTTGATCCTCTGTAGTGTAAAGATTACCATCATTAGTAATTGTTTTATTTCCTGGTACTCCAGTTACTTTTGCAATTATAAAGTAATCGTCTGTATCTGTTGCTGTACCTTGTATATCTTCTCCTACAATAAAAGTACCTATGATACTATCTTTGTTTACAGTCATTTCAGAAACTTCACTGCTACCTATATAAAATTTTGATACATTTTCTATTATTGACGTTGCTTTAGAAGTTTTACCTGTAATTGTTCTTCCTATTAATTTTGATGTATCACCTTGACTAGCAATTATTCTCATTACTGTTTTTGTGTCGTAATTACCGTCTGATACTTTTAATATCTGCTCTCTAGGGTAAAAAGTTTCAGATGTATCGTTGAATAGTATTCTAAAAAATAGTTCGTGCCCTTTTTGAGTGCCTTTTAAAGTATATAACGATTTAATA